ATTCTTGTGGTAAAGACTCACCAAATATTTTGGCAAGTAATTTAAATTCTTGTTTTAGACCTACGTAAAGTCTTTTATGGATTGCTGACATTACTCTTGAACCACGTTCTAAAAGAGCTACGGTTGTACCAACAGCGGCCTGTTGATTCCCGTCCCCAACCTGCATGTCAGCAATGGACGCGAATCTCTGTCCTGCTTGAACTACAATTCCCATTAGCTGCAATAATGTAGCTGATGGTTCTTTGTAAGGTAAGAATACAAATGCATCTTTTAGATTACCACCTGGAGTGTCAACGTCTTTAAATTCTCCCGGTTGTATATTTGCGGCGTCATCTTTTACTCTGACACCTCTCTGCTTAAATCCTGCGGGTAGGTTGGATAATGTTCCAGCGTCTAATAATTGACGGAGAGCCGCAGTTGCAGTACGACTCAATCCGCCAATCATATGAATTAATCCTAAGCCGTAAAATCCTAGTCCTGGCAGAAACTTGAAGTGGACAAAATATTGAATTTTACTTTTCTTGGGATCATTGGGCGCAAAGTTTCGTCTAATAGACAAAACTTTCCTACTGCCTTCTTCGATTGTAACGATGTAAGGCAATTTTATTCCCGTTGGCTCTCCGTCGGGGCCAAGGTCTTCGAATCCTTCCAAGTCTAGATTAACGTGGCATTCTAGAATTGTATACAAAGGATCTACTCTTTGGGATTTTGTGACACCTTCAACTTCTCTTTCTTTTTCTTCGAGTTCGTTGGTTATAGTGCCTGTTGGTTTTGTCAATTCGATGTCAGAATAAAAACCAGATACCATCTGTTTTCTTAAATCATTTTCTGACATCTTGACAACATGGATGACTGCTTCCGCATCGTCTAATGAGGTAGCCGTATACGGAACAACAAGATCATCTGCTGGAACAAACTTAGAAACAGCTCGTCCCAATAAATCGTCATAATAAACTTTTTTAAATGTAGAACCTGCAAGTGGTAAATAAAATAACATTTGATCAAAGTCAGCTTCATATTCTTGCATCTTATCCATGATTTGATAGTTCATGAAATTTTTAACTCTTTGTGCTTGCATTTCTTTTTGTGGATCAGACTTACCCATAACCATAGTTCTAACTGGTCCATCTGCAGGTAATAATTCTTTATAAGCTAAAGCTTGAAATTGTGTAACAGCTTCTGCAAGAACTGGGTGTGTTGCACCTGAAGCTCCTTGAAACGGTTCTGTTCTATTTGTGTATTTAAATCCTAATAAATCTAAACCAGTAATGTATGCTCGTTCCCATTCTTTACGAGACATTTTATATTCCATATAATCATTTTGTAATTGATTACCGATCATATCGGTATCATCTTCTGGAAGTAATTCGTTTAAGTTTGCAAAGTGATCTACTTCATTTGGCATAGGCATTGCCGTAGGATCAAAATCAACTATTGCTCCTTCTTCGTCTTCTGTAATTTCTACTGGACCTTTTGGTGTTTCTTCAATTTCCTTAACTTCAACTTCCTCTGCAACTTCTTCTGGACGTTTTACGTTAGGGAGACCTTTATCTATTTCTGCCATATATGTTCTCCTAGACTTTCTTAGCCTGTTTTGGTGGTAATTTCAACCCTTGTGATAATGGTCCTTTTTTAGGTGGAACTGACCACCATTTAAAAGCTGGATTGTTATAAACGTTAGCTATTTTTTGTGTATTAGTTGTTTTTTTAGTTTGTGGTTTTTTATTTTTTGACATTTAAACTAGCTATGCCTCCTTCCGCTGCGCCTGAATATTCACCAAAAGAAAAATCATCTCGTTCTTGTGCAAGTTTTGCTCGTTCTTCTGGACTCATTGCTTGTAACTCAGCTATTCTTTTTTTACCATATTTATATGCATCAATTCCTAAACCAGCAGCTGTTATGCCTGCACCAATTGGTGTAAACATTCTACCATATTTTCCAATTTTTAATAGTTTTTGTAAAGTAGGATTACTAGTAATTTTAGCAACATTTTCTTTAAATAAATTTGGCAACATTAATTCTGCACCAACTAAAGGATCTACTACAGCATCTGCTACATTCTCCCCTTTTTTTAAATTATCATAAATAGTGTAACCTGCCAAAGGAACAGCTGCTGCTCTTGTTCCTAAAGTTCTAAACGCTTTACCTAATGCTTTTTTAATTGGAACTCCTGCGGCTTTTAAAACTCCAGCAGTTCCAGCTCCAGTTAAAGCTGCACCAGTTGTAAGTGGATTTTTTTCTGCAAATGTTTCTTCAACATCATCAACATATTCAACACCTGATGTCATAATATTATCTGCTGATGCAAATCTATTTGTTTCAAAGTCGTCTACTTGAGCAATTCTCGGAATAAGTCTCATTATTTTTTTAACAGCGTCAGGAGCTTTATCAGTCATTGTTTTAATTTTTTGAAATAACTTTTTCTCGTCATACTCATTAAAACCTTCTTTAAGATGGTTTATCATTGTTTTATAAGTTGAACTTTTTGGATTTAATACTTCATCACGTAATTCAGGAATAGTTTTTAAATCTTTTGGAATAACAAAACTATATTTTTTAGTTTTAAAATTTTCATTAAATATATTTTTATATTTTTTGTTAAATTTTTCCCAGTTAGCAATTGTTTGACTAGGGGCATCTAAACTAATTCTAGGTATTCTAACTCTTTTAGCTCCTCTAAGTTTTTTACTATTAACTTCGTTTTCAAACTCAGTTGCTGCTTGGTTATATTTAATTTTAGCTGCTCTAGCTTCTTTTGAATTTGCACCAAACTTTTGAATAGCTTCGTCTAAATTTTTTTCCAATGTTCCAGCTTTAGCATCCCAACCTGCTCCTTCAAATCCTCCTTTTGCAATTCTATTTACATTTTTATCTATTATTTGACCAAAAATAGAATAAGGACTTGTATTTCTTTTTAATCCTGTAGCTGTTGCTCTAGCTTCATCTATATCAAACATATCTGTTGGATATTTTGTATTTCTTCTAATTTCATCTTTTGGAACTTTTATACTTTCTCCTTCAAGAGGAATTCCAGTTGCAAGTTCAGCTGTGCTTTTAGCCCTGACCGGTAATTGTAAAACTATGTTTTTAGCATTTTCTGTAAATGCAGGTTTGATACCAGGAACATTTTTTCTAACTCCCATTAACGCCGAAGATAATTGTTCTAATCTATCGATAGCAGATCCTTTATTAACACCTAATATTTTTGCAGCTTGAGCAATTGCTTCATCAGTAAGTTTTCCTGTTTTAAATATATTTTTAATTGTTGGATCTTTGTACAACTCAAGTATATCTGCATTAACCTGTTTTGGTTTTTCTTTTATATTATATTCTGCTATAGTTTTCGGAGGATATTCTTTTACTAATGCGTCCCTTTCTTTTACTGCATCTTTTAAACTAGAAAAATATTGAGCACCCTCACCTCCTCTTTGAATATTAACTTGATAATTAACACCATTAAATTTTATATGTTTTTGACCTTTAACACTTTTATACTTACCTCTTTCAGGGTTGACTGGTCTTAATTGACCTTTTTCAATTCCAAATTGTTTAAGATATTCATCTCTAAATTTTTTTACTTCTTCTAATTTAGTTCCTTTAGGAAAAGTTTTTGAAAAATATTTTCCACTAGCTTCACTTGAAAATCTATATCTATCAAATTCGGTTAATCTTATGTTTTTGGGAAGTGCTTTTTTGCCTAATCTAAAAGGTATTCGTCCACCATCAGCCATAGAAGCTGATCTAGCTTTAGCTGCTGTTTCTGCTTCATCTTTAGATTTATGAACACTAGTTGGTTCTATGTTTCCTAGTTTAATCATTCTTCGTAATTCAGCTTCGTTAAAAGATTTACCGCCATGAATACTTGGAACATTTATCCAATTACCATTTAAAAATAATGTTGTAGATTTTTCGGATACTCTTTCACCTCCAGGTGTTTGATAAATAGGTCTATTAAATCGTGTTTGTTCGTCAGTTATTTCACCGACCATGCCTCTTGGACCAATTGGAATGCTTCCTGGTTCACGGACATAATCGCTCTCGTACATATCTAAAATAGATTCTACGTCGTACTCTTCCATTACTCTCCTAATAATTTTGCTAAACCACCTGATGCATTTGGTTTACGTTTCATTTCTTCTGTAACTTCTAAATTTCTTAATGATCTGTTTCTTTCAAGATTGTTCATCATTTCCATTTTTTCTGC